AGGTCCCTTCAATTGTAATAGTAACATATCCACTGCTTCCAGTGATTGTCAACTCAATTAATTTTCTTGCTCCTGCTTGATTCGCCGTAATTACATAAGCAACGCCATCTACATCTCCAGTCATACTGCCTATTGCTGCGGCAGTTCCAAAGTCAGTTCCAGGATCAGCAGCTTTAAATAGTAACATTGGGACTCCCGCACTATTCTCATCATAATCGAGTAGAACATCAAAGTCCGACCAATAATCAGACCACGTAGCTATAAAACCTTGTATGGCAGCTTCCACAGATTGCATTGCCTGTACCGCAAATGATCCTGCAAATTGTTCAATATTATTAGTAATACCCGTATCCCCTTTACGAGTTGGCACTGACTCCTTTACAATATCACCGAGTATAAAATCATAGTCTCTTACATCCCCATGTGCAACATCGCTTATTGGATTGTATGTAGTTTCCGTGATATTATCAACTATGGTGTACTTATCCTTTAAAATGTATTTTGCACCAAATCGCCAAGCAATGGGGATAAACGCCTTCATGAAATATGCACCACCAATCAACATTGGAGATGCAGCTCTTCCAGCTTTTATACGTTCCCAAATAGAACGTTGGTAGGTGATCTTGGATAATTCTGTTGATGCTGCTGCAAACCGCACATTCCTAATGCAAACATATACACTATCTGAATATCGGTTTATAAACTGTATAGAAAGAGGTCGTGTATATGGTAAACCTTTAAATGTAAATGAAGCTGTCTGCCATCCAGTCCAACCATGCCCCACATCATCCATAGGTACAGTATTGGAATAATTGGCAGAACCACTATAATCTAAAGGCACCCAAGTTAATTCAGTAGCCTCCGTTGAATTCTTTAGCAGGTATTTTCCTTGTGCCCAAAGGGGGATGTCAGATGCCGTTTGTATGATGACAAAGGAGGCAACTACATCATCTTTAAATGCTGTCGCTTTATTATAAAAACCATACTCAAATTCAATCTTAAACAACTCTGTGTCGGGTGTCATAGAGGCATATTGTCCAAAGGTCTGTCGTATGTATGTCAAGTAACGAAGGGCCACCCCCTCATCCTCCCTTGGTAAAATATCAGCAACCGGGATTGGAGCGTATTGTGAGATGCCTAAAGTGCCTGCCGACCACTTTTCAAATCTACGGGTAACAGGATCATACGTATCACGATGCAACGTATAATTATCAATCCAAGTATCCCTATTCCCATACTCAAAGTTTATATTGATGCGTTTTGCTGGGTTGATCCGAGTTTGTACTCCTCCCGGTATCTGAAGTAGTGCCGATTCTTGATGAGTTGTAGTTCTGTGAATATATTGAATTGGAGTCATTGAAATGGGCTCATGAGCAGTCTTACTTGTCCAATGCCTACCATACACCACAGAACGGTACTGCTCAACAGGTCTATATATTTGAAATATACCAAAATTCTGTCGTATTGTCGCCCCGTATTTTCGAAGTATTTCTGTTAAAGTTTCGGCACATGTCATATCATAAAAACGATCCCTCTCCAAAAGTAATTGATTAATAGGAGTATATACAGTACCCATTGCCATTGATTCCTCAAATAAATTGATATACTCTTCATATTCTGTTACTCCAATCTTACTAAGAATATCCCAAATTATTTCAGACTCCAATGCCCTATCTTCATAATAGGTAAATGAACCATCACTATGTTCTTCTTCTGCAAACATAATATCTTGCAGATATTTTAATCCGTCTACTACGGTAATAGTAAGATAGAAAGGAGGAACATCATACGGTTCTTCATATTGAGAAGGATCAACCCAACCCTGAAAAAACAATTCACCATCAGAATCTATTCCTTGGTATATCTCTACCCAACAATACATAATGTTAGGATCAAATAGATCAGTGAACTTCCAATTCTCACCTGCCTGTATTTCTATCTTGACTTGAGTAGGCCGCCATGGATCGTTAAAGTCATCTGAACCATTTGTAAATTCTACTTTAAGCGGATGTCCACTTCCCTTCAATACTTCTACCTCTCCGGCATAAGAAGGAACAGAGAACTTAATGTACCAAGCACATCGAGCGGCATCCCAAAACTTCAGTTCATAAATTGCGTCCATACTACTGGAATTGATTCATTCGTCTTAATACCAGTCCGATATCACTTCCCTTGATTTTACCATCAATTGTGATATGAATCTTCTGAGGTTTCTGTTCAATATTACGAATATTCCTTTGAACATTCTTTGGAAGAACATACTCCCCAGAACTTAACATTGCCGGGAAGCTATCATTAGGATAACCAGAAGGAACCTGTCCTCCACCTGCCATTCGAGCAACCTGCGGATAATAATCAGCCCCAGCAAGAAGTTTCTCAGTCATTTCCGTACCACGAGAAATCTTAGTAAGGTAAGCAAGGGACCGGTCATCAATGCGTCGTAACTTGGTTAGCTTTTCGAGAACCTGACTGTTACCAATGCCTGTATTAGCTATACGCCCTACATTAGCTTTACCTTTGGATTCCTTTAATATCCGGGCAATCTGACTAAACTGATCAGCAGAGCGATCTTTTATTTTTACATTTCGAGTATTAGGTAATGTAAAAGCATTCTCCCTCTTAATCTTTGATAAGGCGGATATTTGCTTAAACATCCTTTCCGGGACTTGATTTGTTATTTTACCAAGCTGTTTTGTTAAAGCACTATTTTTTGCAGCCTGATCTTTTGTTATCTTGGTAAGATTGTTTGTATAATTATTTACATTCGATATTTTGGTAATGTACTTCTTCCGGGTATTTAAAGACTGCTCTGCCGGAATGGTAGGCCGCTTCATCAATGGAGCAAACAATGATTTGAACTTCTCTTCCGGGAAGTTAATTTCATAAGTAGAAAGCAGTAATTGCAATTCATCACTTATACTTCCACTTGGTATGGAACCCTGCTTGGTAAGGTGAGCAAGCATATCGGGCATATCCCGGTATTCCTTCGGTAGTACAGTTTCACCGGAAGTGAGTAAGGCAGGGTATGTATCATTAGGATATCCCATCGGTACGATACCTCCTGTTGCCATTTTAGCAGCAAGACCGGAGAATAGCCCACCACCAAGCCCACCAAGCAGTAATTGCAATATTGGACCGACTCCGGGGATAAGTGAGAGTAATGAAGGTAATAACGATCCAATACTACTTACAGCAGCCTTCCCAACATCGCCACCTTGCATAGCCGTACTAACCACATTTCCTATTCCTTGAGCAGTACCAGCAGTGAGTGAACCATATTTACCAAGAGCAGTAGTACTTTCGGTAGTAGCATCAGTAGCAGTAGCAAGAGTAGGATTCAGAATACCTAATTGTGCATTAAAGTTCTTCAATGCCTCAGTTGCCATATCTACTGATAAAGCAGTTTCAGTAGCTATTGGTTGAACATATTCCGGTGGAGTAGGTTCTGGCATTTTAAATAGTGCCGATGGAAGCGTAGGTTGTCCATATTGTTTTACCAAACTTTCCACAAAGGAAACCAATTCGGCATTCTGCATTAAAATATTATTCCTAACATCCTCTACTCGCTTACCATAAAGAGGATTTTCTTTCATTGAAATTCCTTCTTCAGGAATTTGTACTCCATAAGCTTTTGCTCCTCCAACTGCTCCTTGAGTAAGCCTTCCCATGCCATTATAAACCTGTACCATTTTGGCATAAGTATCATACCCAAGTTTATCAGCAAGTTTAAGTTTGGCTTGTAAGATATCAAGAGAAGCTCCAATTGGATCGGCAATAAGCTTTTCAAGTTGAGCAGGACTTTCATAATTAATAGAGTACGGATTTGCAGATCCACTTGGAGTCCCACCAGTCTCCACATGAGGTATTGCAAGTGCTGTGTATGGATCTATTCCTCTCTGAAGAGCTTTCTTTACAACCTCTTCAACAAATGATAAATCGAAAGTCCCATGCAATTTAGAATATGGAGAAACAGGTTGACCAGTAATAGAATCAGTAGTACGCTGATCAACAATTTTAAATACAGCAGGATACCTCTTTAATACATCTTCAAATTCCTTTAATGGTAATACTGCCTCTCCACTGGAAAGCATCGCTGCAAAGGTATCATTAGGATAACCGGCAGGGATAATCCCACCATTTTGCATTTCTGGAATCCTCTTTGCAAAAGGTTTCTCACGAACCTTATCTTTAAGTATTTGACGGGCGAATTGTTCTGCCTTACTGGGGGGAACCACAATTTCTCCAGAGGTAAGTAGAGCCGGGAAAGTATCGTTGGGGAATCCCTGTGGCACCTCACCACCAGTAGCCATCTTCTTCGGTTTAGGTAGAGCGGCAGCGAGTCCTGCTATAACAGCTGCAACACCGAGAGCAATAGCTACTAGATTAGCCGGGAACGGCAGTTTTGCCCCCTGTGCCACTACTGTGGCATTAGCCTCTACAGATTTAGCTCCTGCGTTAGTATAGGCTGCGGCAGCACTAGCCCCGCTAGCAGCAGCATTTGCTGTACTCTGGGCAGTATCTGCAGCTTTAGCGGATATGTTTTGGAGAGTAGCATTAGCTTCCAGCTGTTTAGCGATAGCTGCATTCTCCGTTGCAATCGTTTGAGTGTTTATCAGAACAGCAGATGCGTTTGCGGCCTTTCCATATTTCAAAACGAGGTCTATGATATCCGGAAGGGCATTTAGAATCATTCCGAATACTTTAAGCATCTCCCCTTCTGTACCACCTATAGCATCTCCAAGATTGTTAAAGACGGAGGCTAAACTATTGATAGAATCTTCAAATGCCGTAAATTTTTCCTGTTCTTTGCGTAATTGATAAAGCAGGTCCATCCACCCTTCTACATCCTTAACCCATGCAGCATCCTTTACAGAGGCATCTGACAAGACTCTTAACCTTTCTTCAACGTAGCTAATTTGAGCCCCAACCAAATCCATTTGATCCGCATACTTACCAAAAGCATTAGTAAGCATTTGATAGTATCCTATATCCGAAGCAGCTTGTATATTTAGGTATTTAACCTTAAGCAAATCTAGAGCCTTTGACAAATCTATAATCATTTGCTTATTGGCTCCCATGTTAGCGGATAGAGCATGAATTCTGCGTTCAGTGTATTGGATTTCCTTACTAACTACATCCAACTGATTATTCAGACTACCATAAGCTTCGGCCTGGGATTTGGCAATTTCCACAGAACGCCTTAAATCTTCGATTTCTGCTGCTGCAGCCCAGTCCTTGTACCTAGAGACTAGTTCGGCTATTTTCGCATCAAGAATGTCAGCAAAAGGTATGAGATTAACAAAAGGAGCCTGTAAAGATTTCCCTAGCGGTAAAAATACCCCTTCCAGGTTCTTTGCAGCCACTCTGATGGCTATCAGCTTCTGAAGTGTATCCTCAATAGCTTTTTGGTTCTCTTTAGGGACACTAAATCCGGGGAATCCATATGAACCTTGAATAGATATTTCAGTTAATTTATCCCTCAAGTCTGTAACCAACTTACCAGCCTCGTATATTTCCGGGTGTAAGTTACGTAAACTCTCGGCCAGTGTTTTGGCAAAATCTGTATTAGCTCCCTTGTTCTCAATTACCTGACGAAGGGTATCTGTCAGAAGTTTAGCCATTGAATCCGCATAATCAAATTCAATACCCAACCTCCTGGCATTAGCTGCCATATATTTTATAGCTTCAGACTTGCCGGCAAAGTCTGTCATCAGTTCAGCTAATGTAACTATTTCAATACCGGATTCTTTTGATATATCCCCTAAATCCTTCAAACGCTGGTATATGATCTTCATATAATCCCCAGCGATAGAAAAGTCTACCTGCTGACCCAGCTTTTCAAGGGTATCCAGATAGAGCTGATGTTTCTTTTTGGCCACATCAGAGGATATTCCCAACTTCTTGTAAGATGCTTCCTGACGATTGAGCGCATCCTCTTCCTCTTCCATTTCCTTAATGATCTTCTTGAGGATAGGAGTCTCAATTTTGGTGTACATCTTTTCGACAGCGGTGGAAACTTCATCCACTTTAATAGCCATGGAAGTATAGGCATCTATACTATCCTGAAGAGTTTGCAACATCGGGTCTATCCGCTGCTTTTCCCTGAAATATGAGTATACAGCATCTGTGAAGCTTGTGAAGCTGTATTTTGCATCTCCGGTTTTTAAAGCTATGTCCTTAATCCATTTCTCATAGAATCCACGGACCGTGTTAAAAGCATCTCCTGCTCCTGTCCCACGCCTATCTATTTCTACAAGAAGGTCTATTACAGGTTTTATATCTTTTGAAGCTGTACGCATATATTCACTTATAGTAGCATTCAGACCTCCATACTTTTTCAGTATAGGTCCTACATCCACTCCTACGGAAATAGCATACTTTTCAAATTCCTGCTGACTTACAAATTCATCAAGGGCTTTCGTAACCCCTGTTATCTGACCATTAGTTATGACCAATCTAGGTAATAATCCAATTTCGACAGCCTCTTTAGCTATGATATCCCCCTTAACAAGCCTACTCATTTCGTCCATCATAGCATTAAGTTCCTTGACGAAATCAGCACTCATTTCAGGAGCTTTCAGAGGAGACTTACCAGCCACCTTTATATATTCCCGATAACCAGTAATGTAATCATTTAGATACTTTGTCTGTGCTTGAGCAAGGTCCCCAATAAGTTTACCCTTCTCTATCTGCATAGCTTCGGTAGCTGCCCTAGCTACTAACACATTAGTCAATTGCTGTTGAGCGGCAGTAATTTCTTCAAGTGTGGATTTCTCCGTCAGCATATTCTGAAGATACTCTCCATACTGATTATTTATTCCTTGAATAGCCTGAGCCCTTGCTTCTGTTCCTTCATTTGTAGCTTTGAGGCGAGTAAAGGCTTGATCCAATCCAATTATTTCCTTGTTAATCTGCTCATTAACTCTAGACTGTATCCGTTCCCATTCATTGGATCTACGAACGGCCTTAACAATGGAAGCTGTAATAGCTATAATTCCTGCGGCTACTGCTATATACGGAATGGTCATTAAACCAGCCCCCAAAAGTTCAAAGGCCCCAATCAGACCATTTATGAAAGTCATAAGTCCTGAAATAGCATACCCAAGCACGCTTATAGCTAAAGCTGCCGGACCTAATACAGCTATAAAGGCAGCTATTCCTATTACGAGCCGTTTTTGAGTATCATGTAAATTGGTATACCAATCTGTTATTTCCTGTAATCGTTTTATTAATCTTTCAAATATAGGTAGTAATACCTGCCCAATAGATGATCCTAATTTAATCAAAGCAACCCTACCTGACGCCAAAGCTGCATTCCACTTATACTGAAGAGTTTGAGAGGCCACCTCAAATGCCTTTGCAAAGTCCCCAGTAGAATTTTTTATCAGATCAAATATTTTACGATTGTATTCAAGGTTTTGCCCGGTAAGATTTAAAGCCCCAATCAAAGCCCTAATGTTAGGGAAGATATCAAACATAGTTTCTCCCCACACCTCTGTTAATCGTCTTAACTCTTCCAACGTTGGAAGCAATCCACGCTCCCTTAAAGAGGCCCTGAGAGCTTCCCCAGAAGTCCCCATCTTGTTGAGGGATTTTTCAACCTCTGCTGACGGGTCTGCTATTTTCTGAAGAACGTTTCTTAAATATGTAGCTGAATTTGCTGCGGTGGCCCCTGATAAGCTCATTGCCGCCATTGCAGCCGTAACTTGGTCTAGAGATACTCCTACCTCAGAAGCTATTGGTAATACAGAACCTATTGTAGTAACAAATCTATTCGCTTCAATTTTACCTTCCCTAACAGCGGCTGTAAATATATCCATAGCTTGAGAAGCCGTCAAATTAGACGTTTTATATGCATTCATAGCGGATACCAACATATCAGCTATATCCTGCGCCTCTCCCATTCCTGTAGCAGCTCCTTTCGCCGCCATTTCAGTAATAGTCAAAGCCTCTGCCGTTTTAAAACCGGATGAAGCTACAAAGTACAGAGCCTCTGCTAATTTCTCAGGTCCGATAGATGTGCGGGAAGACATCTTCAAAAGTTCTTCCGACCATTGACGAGTAGTATCTGCCGCAATGCCTGCCAAGCCCTCTATCTTTGACATTGAGAATTCAAAATTCTTCGCCATCTCGACAGAGGACTTGGTAAAGGCTACAATAGGAGCAGTTAATGTAATAGTGGCCAGATACCCAAATGTACGCATCCTTTGAGAAACTGTATTCATGTTCCGAATAGTCTCTTTACTGAACATAGCCATTGCGGCATTAGCTTTCGCAGCTGATGCTCCTGCTGCGGATGCTAACTGTTGAACGGCTACTTGGGCGGATAATACTCCAGAAGTATCAACTCCCAATTTGATCATTAAACTACCTATATCAGCCATTGTCTGCTCCTATTATCGGTTTCCGCACAGGTGGTCTTGATTTAAAGGCCATCGGTGGTCTCTTCGATCTTTCTTTGTCTACTTTATCCTGCTGTTCTTTCTTGTTTGCTGCCGAGGCTATTGCATAGAGCACTTGCTTCATATCAGCCACGCTCTGTTTACGTTCGATTCTCTTCTCCCCAGTCCAGTTAGGCATAAAGTCCATTGGCGTAACTTCCTTGGGGGTATGCCCTTTCTTTGCATATAGCTTACTAACAATGTTTACAATCAGCGATGCTAGAACGGACATTCTATAATCATCCCTCCAACTTCCTATTGGATCTATTCTATCAAAGGCTTCCCATTCAGCAAGTTGCTCTGACGTAATAGACTCCAATAGGTAGTCTGGATGGGCAAATCCTAGCTCTCTACAGAGTCGGAAGGCGAACTGGCGACTTGGTCGCCGCTTGAGTTTTTTACCAAGTTCTCCTTATCCTCTTCAGTAATTTTGTTGAGTTCCTGGGCCTTGTTTACGATCTTTTCAAGTCGGGCCGCACTCATACACTGGCTGAGTGTTGAAGCATCGGCTGGAGTCAGAAGGAGATTTCCTTTCTCATCACATACTGTGCATACAGCAAGTTTTGCACGGAAGTCATCCAGAGCTTTTTCAAACCCACCTTCTGCGTTTTTGTTTTCCTTTATGAGCGTCTGCTCAAACTTGTCACGTTCACGTCCAGTCATCTGACGAACATAAACAAAGTCTCCTTTTCCAAGGTCCACTTTTACGGTTTCAAGCACCTCTTTAGTCAGCAGTGCTTTTTTGTCTAACATTCCCATGATTAGTTGTTTTTGATTGTTGATAATTTGTTAAAAATATTCCTTGATTAGGAATTGTTTGATTACACTCCTGTGCTACCACCTGAGCTAATGTAAACCTTTCCTGTTACCTGAATGGTGACGTCTGCAGTGACCTTGTCATCAGCAGGAATAGTCAGCGGCAGTTCAGAAACAAGACCTTCGAAGTCAAGACCAGTATTTTCAGCATCCGGAAGGACGATCTGATAGTTCTGGATCGTGTTACTTTCAAAGTCGTTCAGCATAGTCTCGTAAGTAGCACGAGTAAAGTTCATTGCGAGTACAACAGTTCCTGCATTACGGAAGCCCGTGATGAATTCCCTGTACCCTCCAGTAGAGTCAAGCGAGGTGACATCAATTGTATCCCTCGACATGCTTGGCCCGGTGATGGAATTGATTTCAGCGATTTCGACCCATGCAGAGCCGCTCCACCGCTTAAATTTTGTCCCTACACCAGCAATTGCAGTACTTGCCATTTTTTACCTCCTTTTTATGCAACTCTGCGTTGCAGGTTAAAATTAAGAACGAACAACACATTACCATTATCATCCCATTCAAGGAGAGTGGGTCCGCTTGAACAGTAAATAACAGTATATAAAGTTCCGTTAATAGTCGTATGATTGAGACCATGTAACAGATTCTTTATACTCTCACCTTTATCATACGCAGCCGTGTACGAAGTATCCCGCACCCGGATTTGTATGGAAGGATATTCATACCCTTGATCATTCAACGCTAATTTACCAGGATACCCGTAACTATCAAACATAGAAACGCTTTTTCTAGGAGTAGTTGGATCCTTTCCTATAAATAAATTACGACCTAGCGTCAAGTCCAAATCGCTCTCGGCTACCAGTAAATCCTTTATATCCACAGTTGGAGCATTCATGGTATTTGGGCATTGTCTTTTATGATGTTAAAGATAACTTTTATATTTCGATTTATTGCTTTCTGAAACCATTTCCAGTCAGCCCCTTCTCTTTTAAATTCCGCATTGGGGAATCTATGTAGTATCTCGTGAACGTATAAGGCATACGGAGCACTGTAGCCCATAATCATCATAGGGTTACGGGTCTTTAATACTTCCCCTCTACTAGCTGCTACAATCGCTGAATGCCTAGCTCGTAATTCACTAGCCTTATATTGCATCTTTTTAAAAGGTCGGTTTTTGAAAGTTCCAGCATATCCTAATTTATCCTCCACTTCACCAACCATAGTAGCTACCACAAACCAACTAGCTCTCAAGTTACCGATGTCTACAGGAGTCAGCGGATAGATCGTTTCTGTTTCTCTGCGTATCTTTTCAGCAACCAAAACCAATCCTCTTGTAGAAATACGGGTGTTCACCGCTTCAAGTTCTTTCTTCAAGCGAGCCATAACCTTATCAAGTCCTTCAACTTTAACGTCTACAATTTTTGCGGATACGTTATATTTGGGTGCTCTAGGCATATTACTTAAGTTAAGAATGGTGTTAAGTACGCTTTCCTCAAAAAAGAAGTTGTCGAATTCAAAGCAGGAGTTTTACCCCAACGTTTGATTTCAAATACCCCATCTATCACAGTATAGTCTATGTCTCCAGCACTATCTATGCCCGAATCCATTAAACTCTGTAAAGAACCTCTGTATAGTAACCCCTTTTCCTGTAAATCTACTTCAACATACACCACCGCCCTAGACAAGATTTTCTCTCCCTCATCCTCGTATATGTACTGAACCATTTCTTCCCAGCGACATTTTATTTCAACGGGCGTAGCATAGTTATAGCTACCATAACCATTATTTACTGGATTACCCCAGTAAACCGCCACTTCAGGCAAATTATTACTTATGAACTTATCTATACCCATTAGTCCTCAAAGCTTGGAATTGCGTATATTGTTGCTGCCGTCTTACCGGACTTTGCTAATCTGCCCGTAAAATCCAACGTTAGTACCATCTGTCCGTATGGAGTGGATTTCAACATCTCCCCCCATTTCCCGGTGTAGGTAACTTCAGCATCTCCCAACCGCTCTTTACTAGTGCTCCTGTTTAAAGTAGAGGCAATCATATGTGCCGTAAGCCACCTTTCCAGTTCAGTCAGCACCGCTTCAGTAACCACCGTATCATCTTCAAATACTTTAGTAATGACAGCGTTCGCCGCATTTATCATTACAGTAACTTTGGATGAACTAACATCGCAGTCACTATCCATAATCGCCATTACATCATCATATGTTACCCTTGCCATTATTCCCTCCCTTCTTTTTTACGACTCGTCCAAAGTAACGGGTCTATGAAATTTAAAATATCTGAAGACCATTTCAATCCTAACCAATCCAAAGTTTCATACAACTGTTGGTAATCCCCGTGAACCATTCTTTCGGGCCAAAGGACTCTAACATTCAATCCCTCATTGATCATTTCAATAAATTTGGCTTCATACTCATGTACCCAGCCAAGCCATCCCTCTTCAGTCGAGTAAGCGTCCATGTAGTTTGTCTTCATGCAGGATTGAATTATGTCCCCGGTCCTACGACGAACTATTATCCATTTAGCATTTGGAAAGGCGTAATGCCACACAGGCCACATTAAAGCCAATCGAGCATCCTTGTATATCCACGGACCCTTTATGTACCCTTCTGAAACCATTACTCTCTCAACCTCCTCTCGCCAGTTCCGTGGGATTGATAAAGTCCCAGTATCGGGAAGGATTCTCTGTCCATTAGGATCAGAACCGTCCTTCTCCAAATACGGCTTCACCAAAGTGTCTCGAATACAATCATTCTCATAAAGGCCACGCTTGTTGGTCATTACGCCTCCAAAAGCCCCGCATTTGACGAATGTACCAGCGATCATTCCTGATCCACTGCGAGCAGCTCCTGTTACTAATATTGGGGAATATTCTTTCATCTGTACATGTTTCTTACAAGTTCTCTTTCTTTATCTTTATCTCCTTTGGCTACCACTCTTACCTTCTGTTCAGGGTGTCTGCGATAATAAGCTAAAGGAGCATTACAATACCCTATCTGCAATCCTGCGGATAGACAGCGTAGATTAAACTCAAATTCTTCTGCCGTCCACAGGTTTTCATTCATTTTCCCCACTTTTTCGAACACTTCCCTCCGGTACATCAGGGTGGCACTGTGAATAACATTCTTGCGCAGCAAATCCTGTTTAGTTGGAATCTGTATCGGGGGAACGTAACGATGTATCTTTGCCCCAGCGTTCATAAGAATTTCTAGAGCATTTCCATGAATAAAATCTACTCCCTGATCTTCAATAGCTCGTATAGAATCATCTATACAATTTTCAGTAAGCATATCATCTTCGTGTAACCACCGGATATACTTGCCAGTAGCCATATTCAAAACCTTATTAAAGTTCTCTGGCCAGTTACCTGATCCCTGACTTAATATTAACTGAACATCTTCAGGGACACTCTCCACTGCGTACTCTAACCACCCCCTATCTCTATTATATGGAATGATTACTGTCACAGGTCTAACTGTTTCTGGTTTCTCAAAAGGAGGCTGATTTATGTAATCTGCTACCCACGAAATAGACATAGAATTATTACCTGCTTCGAAAATGCGGGGTTTGCCATGAAAACACACTAATACGGCATCTTTCGGAACTTCTTTAAGGATTCCCCCCGGACGAGGTTTAAAATCGTAAATGCTAGAGGTTTTACTTTGCCAGTAAGCATCCGGTTTACCAATCACCTGTCGAATATACTTATCCATCCTATTTCCGACAGGACCCTTAAAATTCTTCCATATAGCATCTACCTTTTCAGATTCCTTTGGAACCCATACTAAACCTGTTGCCAATTCTCCTCTCTGCCAGAAATCTTCAAGCGTGATAAACTGATC